TTCGCGTGCCGACGGGATAATGAGTCTTCCGGCGCGAGTTGAGACAGTTGGAAATCAGCGTGAAACGTGAGAAAACAGCGGAAAAATAAGGGGATTTTGAAGCAAAGCCACGGCGAAATACGATTTGATACACTTCCGGCTTAAAAGATGGCGATTCCCAATGGGTTGATACACTTTCAGCATAGGCCGGGAAGCTGAAGTTCAGTCGGGGCTGGGGTCGCCTTTTTGCGCTTGGGCTTGGTACTGTCGAGCAGCTTTGAGGCGGCGGTGAACTGATCCACCAACGATGGCCCGGTGCTCACCGGCAGCTTGCCCAAACCGAACAACGCCCGCTCGGTGGCGGCGCGCAGGGACTTGGCCTCTTCATAGTATTCCTCGCCATGGATCGCGAAGTGCGACTGGATGACCATTTTGAGGTAGGCCGGACGGTAGTGAATCCGCCCGCGCACATGGGCCGCTGCGTCGATGATGACGCTGGCCAGAATCTCCCGGTAGCGTTCGGCGGGCAGTTCAACATCCTTGGGCTTGAACCACTCCCGCGCCGGCCAGAGCAAGGCCCATTGCAGTAGATTCCGTTTGTCGGCAAAATACCCCTTGTCATCGCCCTCATAGAACTTCCGCCGGACCAAAGCCAGGAGCGAATCCAGCACCTCCTTGGGAGTCTGTTGAATGCGCGCGGGTCGCTTGGGTTTCATACGGTCCAATTCGGGTCTTCCGCCTTCACCACTGCGGCGCTCGTGGCCGATTCATCCGTGTGCAACGGTGGAACCAACTGGGCCAGTTCCGCCGCCGAAATGCCCGCCCGCATCGCCACCAACGTGCAATGTTTACAACCGCACGGCACGCCCGCCTGCGTCTTCATCTCGTGGATCGTGTGGCCGGCCTTGTTCCGGAGCACATTGAGCCGGGCCGACAACGTCATCATGAGCTGCTCCAGGGTGGACGGGAATTCCTTCAACTCCCCCTTCACCCGCCGGAAAATCGGTCTGGCATCCAGGTCTTCCAGCGTGATGTCAGCGGCGGGCCGATCCACCTTCCACCAACGATTCTTGTCCGCCATGATGGCTGTGAGGTACGCGGGAACATCTTCCACATAAAGCGCCAGGCACGGCGTGAGTTCATTCATGATCACATGCCGATAATTCCGGGCCTTGTTCAACGACGGATCGCCCGCCTCCAGCCCGGACCGGACGGACACGCCGAGCATGACCTGCAATTCCGCGAAAACCTTGGTGCATTCCTCAGTGCGGCCCACATCATCCAGCGTCTTCAATTCCCGCCCGAGAATTTTCCCGATGGTAGCCAGGCGCAACGCGCGGTCGCCGACCTTCCAGTCCCGGTCCTTGCAGACCTTGGCCCACAGTTCGAGAATCTTGATGCGTTGGAGTTTCGTGATGGTCATAACGCCTCCGGAAATTGGCGCACGCGCAGATCGGCAGGCCACTCGGCGATTTTGCCGCCCTTCTTATCCCGAATGTCTAAACCGTTTTTCGAGTGCAATACGCCTTGGGTTTTCTGGTGTTCTGTCTGCAAATACGGACTCGCCCCCAACTGCTTTACAAACGCGGCCACGCCGGCGGACTGGCATTGGTTCACCAGGGAACGAATCCAATCCACATTGCAGACGCGCGCACCCGGCCCGCTCTCGCCGCCGATGATGACCCAATCCAAGGCTTCGGCCCAAGTCTCGTGGATTGCAGACGGAATATCAGTGCGCCAGCCCGTCAGGTCCACCGGCCCGAGCAACGGCTCACAGGACAGCCCCCGTTGCGCGGCGGGAATCTTCAGCAAGGCCGGGATGCGTTCGTCCGCTGCCTTCTGATCTTCCACGCTGGTGAGCACCATGATGTGTTTCGGAATTTGCTCACCACATTGCCAAGCATCAATCCAGCGGCCTAATTCTGTATCGGGTTCACGGTCTGGCCAATCGCCAGTTACTTTCTCCACATGCGCCAACGCCTCAAGTAACCGCGTTCTGAAAAACTCCGGCCGCTTGGTCACCAGCAACCATTGGACCTGCTCGCACTGGCGGATCGTGTCGAGCATCTCGGCCAGCCATTCAATCGGCACTTCCGGATCAAGCCAGTCGCCGAGCGATAAACTGAACACCCGGCGGCGATGATATTTTGTAGCACCGCGATAAGCGCGGGGTTGGCAGTTACAATCATCGTCAAATTGAACTTGGCCAACAGGGTAGGCAGCCCCACAGTCATCACAAATCCATGGCTTCGCGTTCAACTGATGCGCCAGTTTGAATGCCGATTGATGCCGCTTGCGCGGCGCGCCTTTGCCCCACTGGCCGATGTTGCCGAGCTTCCGGTTGCTCAACGTTTCCGCGTAGCAATGCGCGCAGCCGGCGCTCACCTTCGTGCAGCCCGACCAGAAATTCACCGTGCTATCTGCCCACTCGATTTTGGTTTGTTCGCTCATACTGCTTCCGCTTTCTCTTTGTCACGCAACTCGGCGGCACTCAGGTTTGGGCCGGGCCACGGATACGCGACCAATTCCGGGCCATTCACACCGTTGTTTGCCTTGGGCTGTAGTGCCCACCAAAACTTCCCGCACTTGGCACAGCGCACCACGTCGTAGTGGTTCACCAGCGCCGCACCCTTGTGACCGCAGGCGCAAAGATTCACGACGCGCTGCGGCGCGGGAGCGGTGCGGTCAAATCGGCTCATGATTGCACCTCGCGCTGCGAGTCCAACTCGATCTTGATGCACGTGGCCGTGCCGCCTTGGCCGTAACATTCCACCCAGCCCGGCAGCCGACTGGGCACATGGTCATAATGGCAGCCGACAATCTTGCCGGTCAGCCGCTCCCCGGAATAGCCGCGACTCAAAATAACCGGGCGACCGACGGGGCAATTCTCGATGCACCAGACCTTGGAGCGGCGGCGATATTCTGTGGTCTTCGTGCCCGCCTTGAACTGCTCAAAATAAACCGCCTTGAGCGGGATGAACAATGGCGTAGCCAACCGCTTTTGTTCCCTCCGATGTTGGCGCAGTAGCCGCTTGCTTTTCTTGGACAGACCCCGCGACACCGCCGCGTGAACCGCCTTGCGATCCAAGCCCCAGGCGTAGCCAATCAGATCGCGATAGGTGCGGATCAATTGGCGGATGTAATCATGGTGATCCTTACGTTCGTTGCCATTGAAACACTCCCGCGCCTGGACTGATGCGACAATCCGGCTGTAAACAGAACGCCGCGCCGTGGTGACCACGTCGCGATTCAACTGATAGACGGCTTTGATCTTGTTGCTCATTTCACCCTCACCTTGCGTTGCCGGTTGTGGCGTTTGACCGTGGCCATCTGGCTGGCGAGCGTGCGCGCTTCGATGCGCAAGTCTTCGGGCAAAAACTCATACCCATTGGCCAGCAGCGCGGCGATCCGGTCCAGGAACTTGTCCAACGACATCTTGCGGCTGGCGCGCCAGCGCCGGGCGCGGAGCGCGTTGTAAAGTTTCGGCGGCAAGCCGATCAAATCCCCGTAACGGACCATCTTGCCCCGCACGCGCGGCGTGCCCCGCGTGGTCCGGCCCTGGGCATCCAATTCCTCCGCCCGCATCCGTTCCCATTCGCGACCATAGGCCGCGCCGGTCAGTGGTGACAGGCGAAGGTATTTGGATGATCCGAGTCTCATGACCGCTTCATCGCCGCGGGGCGCTCTTTGGTGACTTCTTTCACGGCGTGACGGGCGCTGGTGAGGGCATCCGACGCCGTCGCGTGATGGCGCAAGACGCGGTCGCTATCGAGCCCGGTGATCTGCTCGCCATCAATGGTGATGTCCATGCCGTAATCGCCCAGCGCCGTCTGCCGCACCGTGACAATGATTTCCTTTGGAGGGTTCATAATTTTACATGCTCTCCATGCAGCCAGGGCAAAAGTCCCCGTCGTTCACCCGGCCCCAGCCTGCCTTCTTGGCCTCGCGCCGGAGATCGCTCACCTTCATCCCGTCACCCTCAACAAACTTCTGTGCGGCGTCTGAACCGTTCAGATCCGGGAACGTCACATCGCCCGTCCCGTGTTCGTTCTCACAAAATAAAATGTTCAGTTTTCGGATCATGGATTCTGTTCCTTGTATTTGGCCATCAATCCCGCGACAGCCTTGTTCACCCACTTCAACCGACGCGCAGCAGCCAGCCGCACTGACTTTTGTTCGGCGTGGATTAACACATAACCAAGCCAATCGGCATCGGTGCTTTCTTTCACCAGGGCGATTCGGTCCGCCACGCTGCACACCGTCACATGCGTCCAATTTGGGACAACGCTCGGGCGGGCAAATGGACCATATTTTTTTTGGAGGAGTGTAATTGGCATAGGTCAGTCCAATTCATCCAGGTTGGCTTCCAGCTCAGCGGCCACGGCCACCAAGACAGCCAGGCAGCGGCGCGCGGATTTGCGGCGCAAATCACCGTCTTCGCCACTGAGGAAACGCAGGTGTTCGGCCAGATCGGTCTGCGCTTGCAGCAGTGCGTGTTGCCAATCCTCAACGATGGCTTCGTTGGGCATCACATTGTAAGTCCCGCCGCATTGGAGCAGTTCGCCCACGCAGCCGGCTTTGGTGACTTGCGCCACCAGCTTTTGGAATTGCTTGTTCACGCCTTCACCTCTTCCCCTTCGGTCGCTTCCTTGAGCATCGCGTTCACGATCTTGTCCACCGCGCTGTCCGTCGGTTTGATGAACACCACCTCGCCGGTGGATTCCACCCGGCAACCGATCCGCTTCAGGTCCGCCACATCCAGATCCGCCAGGGCTTTCGCGATGGGCTTCTTCGTGGTCTTGATGAGCAGCTCGGCTTGCGCCTTGGGGAAATGTTTCTCGATCAACGCCACCACCTTGGCGTCATCGTCCCAATCAATGCCGCCCGTGCCCTTGCGGAAACCGACCTTGATGCCGGCGAACGTCTGCGTCTTGGGTTTCTCGAACAGGCTCGGCGAGGACTGCACGGCATGGCTCAACGTGGCATGAGCATCAGCGGCATCCGCCACCAACGATTTGAGATGCGAGAGGTGCTGCCGTTTAAGCGCCTCGATCTTCTGGTTTAACTCGGTGACCGCGTCCGCCAGCGCTTGGCGGGCCTTAGCGTATTTGTTCGTGAGGGCTTCAATCGAGCCCAGGCTGTTTGCGGGGTTGCGATTGCTGGCGAGGTTTTCTGTGGTGCTGATCATATTGGTCTTTTTTACTCCGTAGGTTATGGCCGTCTGGCCGGTTGAGGTTCGTATTTGGAAAATGATGTGAGTGACGCGGGTCATTTCAGCGGCGCTTAGGGATGTTGTTGTTGGCGCGCTTGCTCTTGCCGAAGATAAGGTGACCGGTAAATGTGCCATCCCGATTCACCTGCACGCCGGCGGTGCGAATCTCCTGGGTGCGATTCATGCCGAAGCGGGTGAGCAGTGCGGCGTCGGCCATGTTCTGGGCAGTGAAATCCACCGCAAAGCAGCCGTCATGTTCAGTCAGCGTGATTTGCATAACTTCAGCGGGTGAAGTGGTGGATCACGATGCCAATGGCCGTCATGGCCATCGCCACGCAATAAATCGCCAGCGGCAGAACCGGCGCGTAGCTGAAGCACCACATCACCACATCGGTGAACCAATCGCCGTGTTCCTGCATGGCTTCTTCGGGATCAATTTGCCCGTGCGGCTTCGCACTCATTTGCCACCGCCTTTCTGCAACGACTCCAGCCACGCCACGGCCACGGCGGCCACCTGCACCAGTTCGGTTTCGAGGTCTTCGAGCACGAACCGTTCGCCCCGGCGATCCTTGCAGCTTTCCAGCCGGTCGAGTTCCTGGGCGACCTCGCCAACCTCTTCCGCCAACACGCGCAGCTTGCGGTTTGGATCCGGAATGACGCTCGCGCAATCGAACGTGATCTTGCCCGCTTGCAACAACTGGCGTTGCCGGTCGCGCTCGGCGGCGATGCGGGCAAACACGTCCAACATCGCCGGGTTGTTTTTCCACAGCGTCGGGCGCGGGGTTTCCACCAACAGAGTGATTCCTTTTTTCACAGGCTTCCTTTCGTTAATTGATGCCCGCCGTTTGCGGGTCGAGGTTGAGGGCTTTGAGCGCGAGGAACAGGGATTCAGGGCGGACCTGAATCTTGAGCAACTGCCGGACGCCGTGATTGACGGTCACCTTCACCAGCGCGCCCGGCACATCGGCGCGTTGCAGGACGATCTTCTCGCCCGTCACGCAGTCGAGTTCGAGATGGAAATGGCCTTCGCTCATAAGGCCACCTCGGTTGTAGCGGCGTCTCTATGAGCGCCGTCCGTTGTAGCGGCGTCTCTGTGAGCGCCGTCGGGCCGGCGGTCACAGACCGCCGCTACAGGGTTTCCCGCTTTTTGCTGCCGGTAGGCAATCGCGGTTTGCAACGCCACGGAGCGGGCCACGCCGTTGCTGCCGTAAACGAAGCGCTTGTTCGTGCGCTTGCCGTTCCGCGACCAATCCACGATGAAACACGGATAAGGCCGGTCATGCCGCCACATGGTGGTCTCACTCACGCCGGACACGCCGGTGTTGCTGCGGGGTTGTTGCGGGCCGCGATGTTTGCTGGCCGCGCCCGCGAGGGCTTTGAACTGATCGCGGAGCAACAACGCCTTGACGAGCGGCGCGGGATGCGAGTTGGGCACGAAGGCCTGGAACAACACATCACCGCGCTTGATGCGGACCAGCACGCCGTCCGGATGCTGGCAGACATTGGGATGCGGGAGGGTTTTCATTGTCGTAGCACGACTGGCGATTACGAGCGGGCCTTCAACAACGACGTGACCTTGGAATAACGCGAGCGGCGGAGTTTGAACGCGCCGTAGAGTTCGTTGAACTTCACGGTGTTCAAGTTGGCCGTCTTGCTGGCCTTCACCAGATCGCGCGTGAAGAGCTTCACGTAGGTCCAGTTGCCGAACTCGCTCGCCTCGCTCGCCACCATCGTGGCGGACGCGTCCTGCGTCTCGCGGTCCACAAACTTCACGCCGCGAAACTTCCACATGCCCGTGATGTCCGTGGCGCTCGGGCTCGTGAGCGTCACGAACCGGCACAGACGGTTGCCCATCAACTGCCGGGCTTCTTCAATGTTCGATTCCGCCAGTTGCCGCAGCAGCGTGGGAATGCCTGCCAGCACCGGCACCACCGGCGTGCCGTCCACCAGATCAATCACCACTTCGATGCCGCGCCGCCCGAGCAGGTGCGCGTCGTTGATGACCCAGATCAATTTGCGCGTGCTGAAGAACGCCTTCATGGCGCGCACGCGGGCCAGCGGGTAACGATCAATCACGAGCGGTTGCTCGTCGTTGCGGAACGCATGGATGGCCGTCAACGTGTCCTCGGCCATCGCCGCTAGGGATTCGCGCCAGAACGTGGTGGCCTTGGTGTAGATCGTGTCCCGCGGGTAGGTCTTGAGGATGGCGCGGATGCTGGTGTCCTTGCCCGTGCCGTTCTCACCCACGATGACCAGGGTGCGATGAATGCCCGGCTCGTTCCACGCGGCCTGCATGGCTTCGAGCGAATCGAGCACGTTGGTGAACGTGTTGTATTCCGGTTCGGCCAGGCGTTCCTTCTTGCGGCGATCCGCCACGCGCTCGGCGGCGGCGGCGTATTGGTTCAGCAAGCGGGCGCTGTCCAGGTCTTCGCACGCGTCGTCAATGTCCACGAGGCGTTGATGGGTTTTGTGGTTGGGCAGGCCGATGATCTCGGCGCGCAGTTGGGAGGGCGTCCAATCGTTCTCGACGCGGAAGCCTTCAATTTCCCGCGCGTGCTCGCGCAAGGCAGTCAGGGTGTCGCTCATTTTGTTCTCAGGGGTTAATGGTTGATGGTTGTTACTTGGAAATTTCGCCACGCGATCCCACCAACACAATCTGCGCCAGCGCCAGTTTGCTCAGGAAAGAAAGCTTGGTGCGACGAACCATGCGCCGCACAGTCCGATGAATATCCGGTTCATTGGTTTCGACTTCGGTCGAACTCGAAGAAATTTCAAAGGAGTCGCAGTCTTCAGTCAGATGCCAATAACTCAGAGTGAAATGAAACGTGTGGTCTCCGTTGAGCGGCAGCACGCGGAGAGCGGTCATCATGATGCTCAAGACATCGCCAACACTGTTTCCGCGAATGTTCAGTTCGATGTTTCCGCCATTCTCGAAGGAGGCACGAATTTGCCGCTCGTAGTAGTGCTCAGTATTGTCGGATGGGATTTGCTCTAGTGCTTTTGTCATGGTCGCTCTTTCGTTCTCTGTTTTTGGTTCCGATCACTGCGGCGCTTGCAGCGCGGCCAATCGGGCCGCGCGGGCTTCGTGATCAAATTCTTCCACCGGGCCGGTGGGCATGGGCGGCTTGGGCGTTTCCAGCACCTCGGCGTTGTGGCGCTTCATGTCGCGCGTGGCCTTGTCGTCATGGCGCAGGTTCAAGCGCACTTCCGCCGCGGCTTCGTAGCGCTTTTGCTGGCCCAGCGCCTGGTGCAGGCTCGCCTCGTTCGTGGCGCGGTCGTAACGCGGGCAGATGGCCACCACGCGCAATGATTCGTCGCACACCACCAGCTTGTGCGGCAGGAACAGATTCAAGAAACACACGAACCGTTTGCCGTTCGGGATGTAGCCGTGATTATCCCGCTCGTCGTAGGCGTAGAAGTGCAGCGTGTCGGAGTCGATCTGCTCGCAATCAAAACTGAACAGCCCGGCTTTTTGTTTGCCCACCTCATGCAGCACGCTGCCGGTCTTTGTGTTCACCAGGGCAAACTCGCGCCCGAGCACTTCCGGCCAGTGATGGAGCGGGAATTTTTTCAGCGTGTCGCGGAAGCCATTGGCCACCTGCACCCGGCTCAACACTTCCTTGCGCACGAGCGCGGCGTTGTGATCCAGCCGGCGGCGCACGATGGCGCGTGTCACTTCATCCAGCGCCTCGAACTCCGCCTGCTCCAGCCACAGCGGGGATTCCGGATTCGCCCGCCATTGCAGTTTCACGAACCCGCACTTCTCCCAGCCTTCCAGATCGTGATCCGTCCCGGCGTTGATGCGATTCACCGCTTCATGCGCCTGCACCGCCCAGTTCGGAAAAAGGTCAAACGGGAATTGCAACGCCTCCATCGGCACGCCCTTGGCCTCGGCCTGGCGCATGAGCTGGGCGGTGTATTGTTCCGCGCCGTAGAGTTGCGCGGGGGCGTTGTCCCGCCCATTGCCGATCTGCCCGGCAAGGCCGGCGGTCTGGTTGTCGAGCGGATTCCAGAACGATTCCAGCAACGCCTTCGTGCGCGGGTTGCCTTTCGGTTGCCCGGCGAACTGCCCGGCCACGCCGCGCGTGTGGTTCGCGGGGCGACTGCCAAAGTTGAACACGAACTTCTCCCCGAGGATGGCTTTGAGCCGGGACAACCATGGCTCGCGGATCGTGGCCTTGGCATTTTCCAGGTCGAACCGGCAGCCGCTCGCGTTGAAACCCACGTCGGAGATCGTCGCGAGGAAGAACCACAGGAACTCGCGCTCGGTGAGGACCAGCTTGCGGTTCGCTTCTTCGTCCCAAAGCATCGGCTTCAAGCCGAGCTTCACCATGCAACCCGAGAGATATTCCACGCAGCCAAACCCCATCGGACGCATCGGCTTGGTCTGGAACAAAACCTTCTGGTTGAAATCATGGTCGTCGAAGATCAGCACGCTGCCGAACGCCACGCCCACGCGGGACTTGAGCACCGGCAACCGATGATCCGCCGCCTTGGCCCGGCCCACCCGCATGAGCGCCTGATCGTAAACGTCGCTCTTGTGGTTCATCAGGTTGTTGTAGGACATGCCGGGCGGATGCTTCATGCCGGGCGGGATGACCGGCCATTCCTTGTAACCGGGGAAAACTTTGTAATGCTTCGGCTTGGCGTTCGCGCCGTGCGTGTAGCCGTAACCGGTGCGGACGATCTGCAACAACTCATCGTAGGCGGCGGTCCAGACGCGCTGATTGAGTTCCCCGAGTTCGCGCCACAGTTCCAACGTGGCAAACGGCAGGTTCGCCCGTTCGGTCCGCACCTTGGAGAAGTTGAGCACCGTGCGCCAATCGCCCGCCGGATAGAACTCGCCGCCCTTGTGGCAACCGGTGCTGCTGTAGGCGTAGTAATCCCGGCGCAATGACCGCCAGTGCCGATCCAGCGAGTTCGCCAGGCGCTTGCACGCGGGCACGACGCCTTCCGTGTTGCGGACGGAATAGATTTCCTCCAACGCCACCAGCACATCGCGCACGCGTTTCTGTTCGTCATGCTGCACGCGCGTGGCAAAGAACTCGCCGTCCGCATCCGGAATGCTGAACAGCAGGCCGGTGGCCACACTGCCAGGTGCTCCACATGGAACAATCGCGCCGCTAGATTCGAGTTGAGAGATCATGACTGGTAGCTTGCCGTTTTGAAATCAGTGCTGAGAAAATGCGGTGGCAGTCCACCGAGGACAGAAAGGAAAACCGGAGCACCCTTTACGAGTGCGGCGATCTCTTCTTGGGTTGGCTGCCAAGCCACGACCACAAACTGAGAACCATCAAGATTGCCGCCGACCACCTGACCAAGAAACGCTGGAATAGTTCCGCATTGGGAACCATCCAGATCAGTCGGTGGTCCGAACAGCTTGTTGGCTTGTGGGAAGCTTGTAGGGTTCATGAGTTCCTGAGTTCCAGATTGAATCAATCCCGGTGCAGTTTGGCTTTGGCCTTGGTCTGTTTCATCCGCTTGCCGTAGCGGATGGCGAGGCGGGCGATGGAATTGCGCAGCGCAATCTCCGGCATCACAAAATCAATGTCCTTGAGTTCCACCACGCGGCGCAGGTTGGCTTCGAGCGTCTGGAAGATCGCGGTGATGTTCTTCTGGCGTTCCTGTTCCTGCTTCACGGCATCCACCGGCCCGGCTTCCTTGGCCTTGTCCCGCGCGATCTTCTTCTTCCAATCCTTGATCACACTCATCACGCCCTTGTCGCCCGTGACCTTTTCAATCGCGTGTTGGACCTTCTCCTTCTCGTCTTCCGGTAGATCGCCCGGCTTCAACAGCCGATTGTCCGGCAGAAATTTGACTGGCGCGTTTTTTCCGGTATCCACCGCCGTCGAGAAGTTCATGCAGAATTGCAACCAACGCACCGTGCTCTCTGGAAAAGTCTGGGCGACGAGCGCGGTGAACTGTTTGTGGTCGGTGATTTCTTTCAGCGCATTTGCCGTGCGGCCCTTGAGGTAAGCAAACATCTTCCGCTCCAACCGGCTCTTGTCTTCCGCCTTGGAGTAGAGCTTCAACTTGTCGAGTAACGCGCCTTGCTCGGGCGTTAAGACAGACAAATCCAGCTTCTCAGTTTTGACGACTTCAGTATTCATGATTGAGGGTTGTTGGTTGATGGAACATCCAAAAACGAAGTACTTCGTTTTTGCCCATGATCGGGTTCGAAAAGCTTGCTCATTTCGGCGCGGACCTGCGCAATCGCTCCGTCCAGTTTGGCGTGATCTTCAGCGCCCACCTGCTTCGCCATCTCCAGTTTTTCGATGGCGTTGTTGAACATGTAACGGGCGGAACTCATTTCCCCGACGGCGGCAAAATCTCGCGCCAGCTTCACGCGACCGCCCGCCATGTCCGCGATGATTTGTTGCTCGAAGTTCACGCGCACACCTCCGCGTTCACCAGCCGCCGCCGTAAAAACGTCTGCAAGGCCAGCCGCTCCACGTAGAGCGTGTTGCCCACGATGTTGCCGCGCAGTTCCTCCGCATCATGCAGCCGCATGATCTGGGGACGGGACACGAGCAACAGTTGCGCAATCTCCACCCCGCGCCACCGGTCCTTCCGGACGGGCACAATGGCGGAAATGACCTCATCCACATTCAATTTCTGCACCGCTTCTCCCTCGGTGATCTCTCTGGCCCAAAACCGGAACTCGCGCACGTCGCCTTTGCCGTTGCTCACATTCCACACCCAGCGCAACTCGCCCGCGTCCACCTTGGCGGTGACCGTGTCCGCATCCACGCCGAGCGCGGCGCGGACCATATCGCCGGTCACCAACACCGTGCGGTTGGAGATCGAGAGGTTGAGATGGCGTTGGGCAATCACGCGAGGTTCGCGCTCCCTTCATTGGTAGGGACGGCGCGCTGCGCCGTCCGGTCATCGCAGCGCGATGACCCTGCCGGAGAGTGGCCCGCATCGGACGGCGACGCCGACGCGGGGAGTTTTGATGCCGCCGCGGCTCCGTTGTCGTCGCCGGGTAGCGCGGGCGGTTGGGATGCAGATGCGGACGGAAGAACGATCTTGCCGGCAATGGTCCGCCCGATGCGGCGGCCCGGACTCAGCACGCTGTAGCCGTGCTTAAGTTTCCACTCGGCATCGCGCACGCGCGCGGCAAAAGACATTGGTTTCATGCGGCCCTCCGTTCCTCGCGCACGTCGTAGCCTTCGGCTTCAAGGCTCTCGACGGTGCGGGTGCTATGCAGCAGTTCCAGCGGCCCAGCCACCACGTTGAACAACGCCCGGCTCGGCAAAGTGCCACCGCCGGTCTGCAGCCCGATATATTTCACGATCACCAGCGGCTTTGCGTTCATCGCCGCCACCTTTTCGTTGAGCGTGCTCATCGTGATCCTTTCAGTGCGTTGTAGCGGGCCATGAGGGAATTGCTGACCCGCAACCCGCGCAGCACCCGCGAGAGGTGCGTGTGGCTGCAGTTCAATGCGCGAGCGGAAGCCCGCAGACTCTTGGTTTCCGGTAGTACTCCGGACTTGTTTTTTCGCTGTGGTGCGCGCACCATGACGCTAGTTAAGTTCTGATTCCGAACTTCGTCAATAGGAAAGTTTGGATTTAGTTCGGATATTTTTCTAAAGTTTTTGCAAAACTGGACGCATCTCTTAAAGCAGGCCGGTATCAACCAGGAAGAACTGGCAGTTGCTTTAGATAAGAGTCCGAGTGTAATCAGCGCCTTGGTCAACAATGTCAAAGGCAAATCGGCAGCAGGGAAAAAGCTGCAAAAGAAAGCACTCGACTATCTTCAAGCCCGAGCACGCGGTTCGGAATCCGTATTCCAAGGGCGAGACAAATCCGAACTTTCCGGAGTTGAACTGCGCGAGTCAGCAGCGCAAAGTGAAATCGAAACTTGGAAACGTCGCGCCAAAGATGCTGAAGAAAAACTCCATAACCTCCGCACCATGCTCCGCGCTGCTATCGAGCTGTCCGCTCCGCACGCCGCGCCGGACGCAGCGGCGGATGTATTGGAGCAGTTGGTTCAGCAAGCCGAAGGCGGACGAAGGCCAGCAGAAAAATCAACGCCGACTCCAGGGTCTTGAGTTCCGCACCATGAAGCCGGCCCACGCGGTGAGTCAGTTCGACGAGATTCATCACGCGCCAGTTTCGCCGCTTCGTCAGTCAAAATCCGTCCGACCCTTGCAGTCTGCTTGAGAAAGTTATTCACATGAAAATCCCGAACCAGATCGCAGCGCTTGTTATCATCACCGTCTTAGGACTGGTTGGTTACAGGCTCTTCCAGGCGCACCAAGCCAACAAATGGGATGATGCGCCCGAGACACTGTTGCAGCGCGACATCAGGCAGCGAAAACAAGCCGAGCAAGCATTTGCCTCAGCTATCACCAACGACGTGGTTGGCTGGCATCGCACCATTGATTCACACGCATTGGTTGGAAGCGGTCCAATAAACAACTGGTGGGCTGAAGCAACTGTGGAATTCGTGAACAAGATCGGCGGGATTGAGCGCACGACAATCCGATGGGGCTTCAAGCCGGGCTTCGACAAATCGGTTTATGCCTACCCATTAACCTCTGAGCAGTTCGCAGAGAAACTCAACCGCTGACTCCAAAAACGAACCGGTTCGTTTTTGAAATCGGCAGTACTGCCGTTTTGAAAAGTTAAGTACTTCCGTTTTGAAAAGGGAACTGGTTCCCATTTGAAAAGTGCACCGGTGCACTTTTGGTTTTTGCAGTACTGCAAATTGGCATCCGCTCTTGTCCATCTGTGGCTAAAACTTTCCGCTTGTAGTTTTTCTGCGCGCGTGCCTTAATCCGTCCGGACCTCGGCGCGGCGCTGGCGCGAGGTCTTTCTTTTTGCTTCCCCCCAAATTCCCGACCGGAAGGTCCGATTCTGTTACCCGGTAACGGGACTTTTCTGACTCCCGTGGTTTCATTCGTGCGCATCGCGGCATACCGCACACATCTGATTATGAAACCAAAATTGTTCATCGCTTCCTGCCTCGTCCCGCTTGCCCTGGTCGTCGGCTGCGGCACGGTCAAGGATTCCGGCAACGCCACCATCACCAACGTCACCGTGTTCCAATCCACGCCCGCCAGCATCGAGAAGAAGGCGCAAGCCATCACGCTCATCGCCGTGCAGGAAGTGGTGAAGAAGCATCCCAACGCCGTCCCCAAGCTCCAGATCGCGGCGGATGACCTGCAAGTCATCGAGAACGCGGCCACGCTCGATGTCACCACCATCCAGCAGATCATCGCCCGGTTGCCGGCGGACACATTCAACGATCCGCAGACCGGGTTCTACATCCAGGCGGGCGTGCTGTTCTTCCAGGATGAACTCGGTTTGCTCGCCGCCAAAAATCCCGAGCAGTTGCGCAGCGCCGCCAAAGGCATCCGCCTCGGCATCGAGCAAGTGCTGGCGAACCGGGTGAAGTGATTTGAGCCACAGATGGGCACAGATCGAACACAGATGAACCGGCATTCACAAAATACGAGCGGGGCAGTAACGGAACAGCCAAAGCAGGCGCTTACCTGCGCGGCCCGTGAAGTGATTACGCGCAAGTGCCCCGCGCTTTTTCTCCATCTGTGTGCATCTGTGTTCATCTGTGGCTTGTTCGGAGGTTGTTGTGTCACGGCGGGCACGGACGGGACGATCAAAGTCATCTCGTGCCGGCTGCTGTGGAAGTCGGAGGACGTCGCGTTCGCGGTGCGTGGCACGAACATCAACGCCCGGCTTACCCTGGGCAAATCCATCACGGATGCCGATGCGGTTGGCTCGGTGACGGAAGGAGCGGTGAAGGCGCTCACCCGGCCATGAACTTCACCCGCGAACAACTGGAACTGGCCCGGACCTGCGGCGAGATGCTGGAGCAGACGTATCCCGGCGGCAGTCTCAAGCCCAACGTCTTTTCGGACAAGACCGACACGCAGGCGCTGGTGATCAAGCTGCCCGATGGCCGGTTCGCGGTGCTCATTCCAGGCACAGCTTCCAAGCGGGACATCATCACCGACATCAACATCATCAAGGAGGGATGGTCTCCGGGTTACATTCACGGTGGCGTGCGGAAAGCGTGGGTTTCCATCAGTGTGGGTGTGTTGGAATTGCTGCCACCTCACGCTGATGTAATTTTTGTTGGGCACTCACTTGGTGCTGGAATCGCGCAAGCTGGCGCGCGCGCATTGGCTGATTATCGCCGCGTCTCTCAAGTCATTACCTTTGGCGGGCTACGCGTGTTCAATGGCAAAGTGGCAGCGGAATACGACGCTGTTCTAGGCGATCGCACCCTGCGCTTCGTCAACCAAGGCGACCCCGTCCCGCGTTTTCCGCTGCCGCTGCCGATTCCGCGCACCGGCATCTACACGCACACCGCGGGCGAAATCTATCTGCGGGAAGACGGCGGCTTTGAAACCGACCGCCCGTGGTACGCGTCGGCGTTGCCGCTCTGCACCGCCGCCAGTTCCTTGCTGGCCCGAAAACTCAACCCCGCGCTGCTGGATGTGGTGTCTGTGCCGGCGCATTTCATGGCCAACTACAACGCCCGTCTTCAACTACTCGCCGCATGATGCTCGCCGCTGACATCTCCAACATCGACGCCGACTGGCTGCGCAACATGGCCATCTTCATCGCGTGCTTTTTTGCCACGGCGTTCTACGCCAAGGGCCTCTTTGTCAACAAACAGAAGCGCGAGATCACCTTCACGGAAATCCCCGCCACGCGCGAGCGCGTCGAGAAGCTGGAACAGCACACCACCAAACGCCACGCGGAATTGTTCGCCAGCATTGATCGCAACCAGAAGGAAATCCGCCGCGAGATGGATGAACGCTTCAAAGAGTTGAACGAAGAACGGCGGCAGACGCTGGACAAGTTATCCACCGAGTTTGTGTTCATCCGCGAGAACATCTCCGCCATCAACTGCGAATTGAAAATCCGCCACGAACAGGACTGAGCCATGACCGCCCGCGAAATCAAGATCGCCAAGAAGATTCTGGATTACCTCCACACCCTGGAGGATGGCCAGGCCCACCCGCTCACCATTCATGCCGAGATCGGCGGGCTGGCGTTCTGCTCCGTGCAGGAATTCGAGGAAGTGCTGGGCGAGATCAACCGCCGCAAATACATCGACGGCGTGAAGGATGAGTTCAAGGGAATGCTGCACAGCATCACCACCCTTGGAGAGAGCGCCCGGCGGAAGATGTGAAGTGCGAGGCGCACCCCCAATGAATGAATACAAACCCCAAACTACGCGGCGGATCGGAGAGCGAACTCACCAAGCTCAAAGCCGTCTGGCGCAAATTGTCCGCGGATGCGCGGGCCTTCTGGTCGGAGTTGTTTGTCTCGGATACGCCCCAGGCGGAAGTGCGCAAGCAACTGCTCGCCAAATTGAAGGTGCATCTGCGGCACGATTCGCAGTTGAACAAGTTTCGGGACTGGGTGGAAGCGCAGGAAGAGCGCGAGATGCTGGCCGAGAAACACGAGGAACGCAAAAGGGAATTGCTGGCAGAGGGCATGACGCTGGAGGAAGCGCAGGTCGTTCTTTTGAGCGATGCGGCGGCGTATGCGACGGCCAAGCGCGACTTCAAGCTCGGCGTGAAAGTGTCGCGGGAGATCAGCAACACCAAGCGCGACAGCATGGAAGCCCGGCGCATCGTGCTGTTGGAAAAGAAGGCGGACGCCTTCGACCGCGCGCAAGCGGCGCTGACCGAAGCGAAGAACTCCAAGGGCGGCATCACGCCGGAAACCCTCAAGAAAATCGAAACCGAACTGCGATTACTGTGACCACTCCGGCAACCAAGCGCAGCAATGCCAAGGCGGACTCCGCCTACTTCATGCCGTATCAAGCGGATTACATCCGCGACGAGGCCGGGCTCGTCATTGTCGAGAAGGGCCGGCAGATCGGTTTGAGTTACGCTGCCAGCTACAAAGCCGTGCGCCTCGCTGCGCCCAAGGATGCGCGTCTCGACGTGTGGGTGATGAGCCGGGATGAAATTCAGGCCAAGCAATTCCTGCTCTACTGCAAACGCTGGGCACGCGTGCTGAAGTTTGCGGCGGAAGATATGGGCGAGGTGGTCATTGATAATGACAAGGACATCACCGCCCACGTGCTCAAGTTTGCCAACGGCCTCTGCATTTACTGTCTCAGTTCCAATCCAGATGCCATCGTCGGCAAGACCGGTCATGTGATCCTGGATGAGTTCGCGCTGCACAAAGAACAGCGGCAACTCTACGCCGTGGCCAAGCCGGTCACGCAGTGGGGCGGCACGCTCACCATCATCTCTACGCATCGCGGCGTGGCCACCGTGTTCAATGAGATAATCCAGGATATCAAGACGCGCGGCAACAAGATGGGCTGGAGTCTGCACACCATTCCGATCCAGCGCGCCGTGGCGGATGGCCTGGTCGAGAAGATCAATGCGGCCACCGGCAAAAGTGAAACGCGGGAAGCCTGGCTCGCCCGCCAACGCGCTGAGTGTTTGGATGAAGAACAATGGCTGCAAGAGTACTGCTGCGTGCCGGCGGATGAATCCACCGCGTTCATCACCTACGAGATGATTGTGGCGTGCGAGGATGACAGCGCCCGGAAGGATTTCGATTACCTCAAGACCTGTGCCGGCCCGTTGTATCTCGGGTTCGACGTCGCGCGTTCGCAACATCTCAGCGTCATTGATGTGGAGGAAAAGGTTGGGGACGTGTTTGTGGAACGGCTGCGGATCGAGATGCGCAACAAGACCTACGCCGAGCAGGAATGGGAATTTGAACGGCTGATGCGGCTGCCTCAAGTCCGGCGCGGTTGCATTGATGCCACCGGCCTTGGCAGTCAGCTCGCCGAAAACATGGTGCGCAACTGGGGCAGTCGGGTGGAAGGGGTTCGCTTCACCGGACCCGTCAAAGAGGAACTCGCCTTCCCGTTGCGCGCCGCGCATGAAGACCGCCGGTTGCGTTACGCCAAGGACGAAGCCCTCCGCGCCGATCTGCGCGGCATCAAGAAAGAAACCACCGCCAGTAATAATATCCGGTTCGTCGGCGAGTCCGGCGATTCCCACTGCGACCGCTTCTGGGCCAAGGCTCTCGCCCTCCATGCTGGAAAATCCTCTACCGGACTCATCGCCATCGTCGGATGAAAACTACCTTGAAAACTTTCAGCCAACCGTCCGCGTCCGAGGTCCAAACCTCGCGGCCTGCTCATCCGCGTTCTCAACGTGGCCGGTTGGCGACTTTTGACCGTGCCCGTAAAACGCGCCGCCCCCCCGCCTCCGCTATGATGACCCCCGAAAACGCGCACAGCGCCCCGTGCGCGGGTCTGCGTGCGCGCATCCGGGGTGCTTTGGACGTTTCTAAACTGCCAAAATCGCAGTTTGTGGAACGCCAGATCGCCCGCCATTTGGAATTCCAGTCCCGGCAGTCCGAAAAATGCACCGCGGCCACCCGGTTGCAGACGGCCTTAAAGCGGCTGGACGAAATCGCTCAGGCGGAAGACTGGAGTCAGACCAGACTGGCCTTCCAGATTGGCGTCAAAGAAAGCACCTTCCGCAAGATCAAGGCGCAGCGCGTGGATCCGCGAGCTTGGGTTGGAAAACTGGAAGCCGCCGTCGCCCGGATGACTTCAACCCTCAACCTTCAACCTTCAGCCTTCGAAAGCGAGGTGGCCTTGTGAGCATGTCTTGGTCTGAACAAGCCGAATTCATGGCCGCGACTTCCGGGATGTTCAAATCCGTCTCGCCGGAAAGCCAGGCATTCCTGTCCGGCACGGATGTGGACCTCACGAGTGAGGGCGCAAAACTCACTTCGCCTTACTCCCAATCCGCCTGGGTGTATATCGCCATTAGCCGGCTCGCGGAGAAGGTATCCTCACTGCCGTTCCGCATCTCGCGGTTGGATTCGGTCAAGGCCCGGAAGATCCGCGCGCTGCGTAGCTCAGGGGATCCGCGCCAACGCGCCGTCGTGCGTCGCGCTTTGGGAGAGACAATCATCGAAGCGGGTGACGTGGTGCAACTCTTCGCCAATCCGCATCCGTCCATGAATCGCCAGCTTTTCTGGGAGATGGTCGTCACCTGGAATTGTTTGCGCGGTGAGTTCTTTGTCCTGCCGTTGGACCTGTCGGACCGGCCGTTGGATTTGAAGCTGAGCGCCCCGCGGGTCAGCCGGCTGCTCACGCTGGAGCCGGGCATGTTCTGGCACATTGTGCAGGGCTACGAACTCTCGGGCTGGCGTTACACCGGCTCGCCCCAGGTCAGTCCGTTGCCCAGTGAAATCCTGCTGCCGAACGAGGTGTTGCACTCGCGCACGCCCAACCCGTTCAATTATTGGCGGGGCATGTCCCCGCTCTCCGTCGCGATGCTGGCGGCTTCGTCTGATTTTGCCGCCGCGCAATATAATAAAGGGTATTGGCTGAACAACGCGGACACCGGCGTCATCGTCACCACGGACCAGGTGCTCAATGAAGAACAGCGCCGCGCCATCGAAGCCGCGTTGCGCGAACGCAAACGCAAGGCCGGAACGGCGGACCGGCCGTTGTTCCTGTTCGGCGGGGCGAAAGTCGAGAAGCCGCTGCTCAATGGCATGGAGCAACAGTTCCTGGCGAACCGCCAGATGAACCGTCAGGAGATCGGCGGCATCCTCAAAGTGCCGGACAGCGTGATGGGTTTCAGTGATGCCAAGGCCAATTCGCTCAACGGTGGCGGCACCGCCATCACCGCGGAGATGATCGCCTGGCTGTGCAATGTCATCTCGCCGTTGTGTTGTCATATCGAAGCGGCGGTCGAGCCCGTGGTGCAGACGTTCGGTGATAACCTGATCGGCTGGTTTGATGTGGAGAGCGATCCAGTCATGCAGGAAGCCCGCCGCGTCCGGCTCGATTCCGGCATCAAGGCGTTCGCCATCGGCGCGACGTTCAATGACATCAATGATGTCTATGACCTCGGTTTCCCGCGTTACAAGTGGGGCAACAAATCCTTCCTCCCGTTCTCGCTGCAAGAAGTCGGCGCGCTGGATGAACCGCCGGGTGAAGACGATCCGATTGATGCTGAAGTGGTGGATGACGAACAGGCCGCGCTGGCGAATCCGTTTCTCCGGATGCAAAAACTGCTCGGCGCGGTGAAGACCACTGCGCCCGCGATTTTGCCGCGCACGCCCGATACGGAAGTGTTGTGGCACGCGCACGTCAACAGCCGGCGCAAACACGTCAACGCCATCAAGGCCAAGGTGGGCCGCGTGTTGAATGAGGCACGCAAGACCGCGCTGGCGAAGCTGGGCGAGATGGAGTTGACCAAGGCTGCGCCCCAAGCCTGGACCGTCAAAATCGGGGGCGTTGTGCAGGCGCGCTCCATCGTTGACCTGATCTTCGATGCGCAAAAGTTCGGGAACACCCTGAATGTCCTGTTGCAGAATCCGCTCACGTCCGTCCTGCAATCGGCAGGCAATGAACTGCATTCGGAACTCGGGCTTGACGATCCATGGAAGCTCGCGCCTGAGACCGCCAAGGATTATCTCGCGAGCCGGCAGCTTCCGATTCAAGGCGTCGGTGGCACGGTGCGCGATCAGCTCAACACGAGTTTGCAAGCGGGTCTTGACGCCGGTGAAACCACGGCGCAACTCGCCGACCGTGTGCGCGAAGTGTTCAACGATCTCAACGAAGGCGAGGCGCTGCGCGTCGCGCGCACGGAAGTCAACGGCGGCTACAACTTTGCGCGGCATGAAGCGATGACCGATGCGGGCATCGGTTACAAAGCCTGGCTCAGTTCGCATGGCCCGACCGTGCGGCCCGCCCATGCGCAAGCCGAGCGGGATTATCTCGACGCACCGATTCCGGTGGACCAGCCGTTCCGCGTCGGTGGCGAAGAGTTGATGTATCCCGGCGACGATTCGCTCGGTGCTTCTCCGGGCAATCTCATCAACTGCGGTTGCATCCAGCTCGCCGCGGTCAAGACCGGCGAGGATGAGAAGTCCCTCACGTTCAAGATTTGCGGCCTGGGCGAAATGAAATTCCCGAAGGACGGCCGCACTGAAACCAAACTGTGCCACTGTGGAGGTCACGCGTGAAGGCTCGGGGTCAAGACATCGAGAAATTCTGTCTGGCGAAAACGCGCTACGCCACGCGGCCGCTGGCGCAAGACGCCATTCTCGGCATCCTGCGCACCAAACGGCGCAAGCAACACCGCAATTTTCACAGCTATCACTGTCCGAACTGCCACGGCTACCACATCACCAGCAAAGCATCATGAAAACACTCGTTCAAGAATTTGGGCAACGCCTCGTCACCCTGAACACCGGCGCGCAAGGGCTGCGCGGCGGGCTGCGGTGTGAAGTCAAGGAAGTCGCCGGCGAAGCGCCGGTGATGGACTTCATCGGCAGCGACGGCCGCGTGGATCGTTACAACGAAGTCATCGACCCGAGCGGCTGGATGTTGGACAACTTCAAAGCCAACCCGGTCATCCCGGATTGCCACGATTATTCCAGCATCGCCCGCATCCTTGGGCGGGCGCAGACCGTGGAGGTCAAAAACGGTCAACTCGTCAACCGCGTCGAGTTCTGTCTCGATAACCCGATGGGCAACCTGGCCTGGAAGATGTCGCGCGGCGGCTTCATCAAATCGCAAAGCGTCGGTTTCATTCCTGTCGAGTGGAAGAACGGCACGGGCAAGGATGAAGCGGACCGCACTTATATGAAGGCGGAGTTGCTGGAGATTTCCCTCGTCGTTGTGCCGGCCAATCCCGGCGCGACCATCGGCCTTGCGCTCAAGCAAGGCGTCGTCGAGAAGCGCGACCTCCGCGCCCTGGCCGATTACCTCAAAGAATTTTGCAGTGAAGACACAAACTCCGACGCCAAGTCTCGCGCTCACGGCCCGGAAGTTAATGGAGCGCCGTTACTGCAATTCGCTCGCAGCGTCACTGACGCACTGAAGCGGGCGTGACCAGTCAAAACCAATAACCACATATCAAAGACAATGAAATCGTTCTCGAAAAACTACAAACACCTGATCGGCCTCGCGCTGGTCGTTGCGGCGGCCATCGCCGTCTTCATGCTGGGCCTCAGTCTCGGCGCTAATCCCATCAACTGTGCCGGCACGGCCTTCACTATCGTGGCGCTCTATCAGCTCTCGCAATTTGCGATGAGTAAACGGCGCGGCATGGCCTTCACCACTGTCCTCACGCCGGAGCAGATCAAGGAGTTCGAAGGCGCAGTGAACCGTTGTTCGAAATTCTTTGATGAAAACAAGGATAACTTCGCCGGGTTGAAAGACCTCGCCGCTGCGGAAGGCGGGTTTGCCGCCATCAAGGGACTGCCTGCGCTGTTGAAGGGCGAAACCAAACGCGTCGATGAGTTGCAGGGTGAACTTGGCAAGCTGCGCAAGCAGCTCGCGTTGCGCCCCAGTTCGAGCGGCGTGCGCTGGGTCGGCAATGTGCCGTTCGTCACCGAGGATTGTGCCCGCAGCATCACCAGTCTGTTCGTCCTGGAAACCGCCAAGCTCGGCGAGCAGGCCATGCGCAGTCTGCGCAAGGATGATTCCGCCCATGAAGGTCTGGTCCGCACCGCCGCCGAGAATCTCGGCGTGGAACTCAAAGGCACGGGCTTCGCGCAGATCCGCACCGCGTTGAGCGGCACGGAGATTCCGCTGCCCACCATGTATGTGCCGCAGATCGTCGAACTCGTGTTTGCCTACGGTCAGGCCCGGCAGTACGGCACGGTTTATCCGATGGGCGCCGGCTCCGTCAAACTCCCGCGCTTGAAAGCGGGTGAAGATGACTTCGGTTATCTTGGCGTCGGCACGGCGGGCATGAGCCAGAACGTTGCCGAGAAGCGCGTCGCGGCGGAACTCATCTCGTTCGATGCGAACAAAGCCGGGGGCTTGATCCGCATCCCGACGGAACTGGAACAGGACACGTTCATCCAGCTCGGGCAGTTCCTCGCCCGCTACATCGCGCGGCAGCTTGCCAAGCTGGAAGACAAGACGTTGTTCCTGGGCGATGGCACGGCCACTTATGCCGAACAGGTCGGCGTGGGCAAGTATTGCGTGGATAACAACGCCTACCTGCTGAAGCTGGATGCGGGCAAGACGCTCGTTACGGACATCACGCTGGACAACATCCGCGATCTGCGCGGCAAGGTCAGCGCGGCCATCCTCGGCAACATGGCCGCCAACGGTCAGACCAGCGCGGCGTATTATTGCCATCCGTCGCTCGAACCTGTCCTGCGCAAGATGAACAAGTATCCGAACTTCATCGTGTTCGAATACATCAACGGCAAGCCTTACCTGGATGGCTGGCCGGTCCGCTGGATCGGCGTCGGGGCCACGGCCAATGGCGTTGCGCAACCGGAAGCGTATGGGTTGTTCTTTGGCGATCTCTCCTACTGGTACCTCGGCGAGCGCGGCAGCGTGCGCGTTGAAGTGAGCAAGGAGGTGTTCTTCGCCACGGACGAACTCGCGTTGCGGGCGTTGGAACGCATCGACATCAACGGCATGGCCATTGACGCCATGGCCACGCTGCAGCTCGGCGCCGCGGCCTGATCAAATCACGGTGGGGATCGTCGCGCTGCGGCGATCCTCACTCTCGCCGCGCGAGAGTGACCACCAAAAACCTCAAACCAAAAATCCAAATCGAACATGAAAAAAATTCTGCAACTCTCGCTGGTGGCACTTGCCACCACGTTCGCGGTCACGGCTTCGGCCCAGCCGCGTTTCACCACCAAGTCCGCCGGCGGCAACAACTCCGCCGGTGCGGAAGTCCTGTTCCGCTCCACGCCGGGCGCGCAAAAGCGCATCGTCAACGTGCTGTATCAATCGGATGTCGCCACCGGCCGGCTGGAGTTCAGCGCCGGCACGGTGGTGTATTCCACCACGATGACGAACGGCGCATCCACGTCGGTGACAAACTGCCTGAACGTCACCAACGGCCTTGCCAACTCGGCGGTGCTGGTGGTGGAACACCTGGGCGTGCCTTACAAGGGCACGATCTCCAGTTACGGCAGCAACGCCGTGCAAGGCGCGTTTGCCGTGCTCACCTCGGGCGGATTCGGCGTGGCCACATCCACGAACGATCCCGTGTATCTGATGAGCGCGCTCACTACTGTGCCGGTCGGCGCGAACACCAACGCGCTGTCCGGGTATTCCGTCTTCGCGGCGGATTATCCCGGCCGGCCCATCCGCGTGGCGTTGTCTGCCGCGTCCGCCACGAACCGGTTGAACTCCGTCACGGCCATTGACGAGTAAGCAAGTCCCATGAATTCCAAACCGCCCCAGGATCGGATGATGAAGTCGCCCGAAGTGGTGACGCGTCCCGCGCCTGGGGCGGTCTCGACCAAAGTCCAGGCGCATCGCGCCATCGCCACGGTGCGTGAGGTGCTCGGGCGCGATCCGCAGTCCCGCGTCATGACCGGCGGCACGCGCCTCATCGTGTTGCCGGACAAATAATCCTTGCCCGTTTTCTTTCCCTCTGGTTTAGTGCCTTCGGACCTCGGCGCAGCGCTTCGAGGTTTTCTTTTTCTCCCCCACGATTCCGTTACCCGGTAACGGGACATTTCCGCCGCCCGTGGTTTCATGGGCGCACGTGAATGCTGGATTTGCCAGTCTCAAAAAGTTGAAGGAGCAACTGCTCGCCGAGGCCGTGCGCGTCTCGACCAAGTATGACGCCGCACTGCTCGCCATCGGTCAGGGCGTCGCCGCTCAGTGCGAGCGTTACTGCGACCGCAAATTCCTCCGCGTCGAGAATGCGGTGGAGAGCATCGCCGCGGACCGCATCCAGTTTTTGCTCGCCCGCTTTCCCATTGAGTCAGTCACCAAGATCGAGTTGAAGGACAATGAAGCGGATGGCTGGGTGGAGCAGGCCATCAGCACCTTTGTCCGGACGATTGATAACGAGACGGGCATTGTGAATCTGCCGGAAGGCGCAGATGCCGGCGCTTGGTGGGCCAAGGTTCGGTTCACTTACACGGGCGGTTATTGGTGGGACATCACCGAGGAAGGGAATGACGCATTGCCCGCCGGCGCCACTGCTTTGCCCAACGATCTCTTTCTCGCCTGGATTCTGCAATGCCGCACCGTCTGGCAGGCGGTGGACAAACTCGGCACAAAGATCACCGAGGTCGGGCCCGGGGCGCAGTTCGTCACCGGCACGCTCAACTCTTTGGAACTCACCCCAACGGTCAAGCAGATGTTGGGGCAGTATCAACGCTACAACCTGGTATGATGCCCGCCATCCAGATCGGTCTCACGGCGCAAGCGCAGGCGTTGGTGAACCGCTTTGAGACCATGCCTCAACGTGTGCTCGTGGGCATTGCGCGCGGGTTGGATCAAGCCAATCTCGCCACCGTCTCTGTCATCCAGCGGAACTATCTAAGTTTTCCGAAAGGCGGACCGGCCACGTCCGCCGGCTTGCGGCGGCAGAGTGGGCGCTATCGGGATTCGCTCCGCGCCAGCAAGGCCACGATCCAGGGCAACGCGGTCGTGAGTGCCATCGGCAGCAACGCGGTTTCCAAGTCGGGCGTGAGTTATCCCGCGGTTCACGAGTTCGGTTTTACCGGCACGGTCATGGTGGGTGGTTATGTGCGGAAGCGGTTTCAGCAAAAAGAATTTCTCACCAAGAGCGGGCGCGCCACCCGGCGCAACGTTCGGGTGGGTGATTCCGTTGTGCGTCCGCATCAACGCCGGATGAATCTGCCGGCCCGCGCGCCGATCCAGCGCGGCATCCAGCAGAATCTGGATGTCACCAAGCAACTCGTGAGCACCGCTGTGCTGAAAGCCATGAGCAGTCAGGGAGGTCAACCGTGAGCAGCTTCACTGACTTCCTGAAAATCCAGCGTTACGTCGCGCACATGCTGCTATCGGACGACTGGCTCGCCAACGTCAACATTGTCACGCGCAACGCCATTCTCGCGACTGGTTCGGAGTTGCGGGATGAAACCATCGCGCAGGAAGTCCTTGCTTACATCACCCCGCGCAACGGGCGGGACGGTTGCGGCATCATCGTGGAAGAACCAGAGTTTGTGGTCGGCTCGCCAAATCTTCCCGGTCCCCAAGGCGATCTCATCATCACGTGTCTGGTGTTGGCCGATCCCATCAACAACTGGGCGCAGACCACCGGCGCGAAGATTCCCGGCAACCAGGCGGCACAACGCATCCTGGAGCTGGCGCACGGCTGGCGCATCAATCCCGCCGGTTCATTTAGTGCGGACGCGAATGCTTTGCAGCCTGCCAATGATTTCGCGCCGCTGGATGCCTGGCGCGTGCGGTTGCGCATGAAGTTGCCGCGCTACCAGACCAGTCAGGTCGCCGAGCCCGTCATCACGATCACCGACGGCATGGCCACGATCACCTGCGCCACGGCGGATGCGGAAATCTTTTACACCGACGACGACACTTTTCCCGCGCACGAACGCGGCGGCAATCCCGGCTCGCAACGCTAGGCCGAGCCCTTCCCTGTGGAGAGCGGCACAGTCCTGAACGTCTGCGCTTACAAAGCCGGCCTGAACCAAAGCAACGTCGTCAACACCACCGCCCCATGACCGCTAACTTCCAGCTCCTAACTCCAAACTTCTAACTTTATGGATACCTCCCTCATCAACATCGGCGGACCTTGCAAGGTCACGGACAATGGCACGGTCATCTATTTCGAGGATGACGTGCAGCTCATCCCCAACCCCGTCTATCGTGACGTGCGCAATTCGCTCACCGGCACGGAAGACGGCACGCTGGTGGACATGACGTGGACGCTGCGCGGTCGTCCGAAAGCGATCTGGAGTTCCGGTTATCGCGCCGCGTTGTTGCCGACCACCTACACCAACTTCACCGTCGCGGGCGGGCGCATCCTCGGCGCGGCCAATCGCACCGTGCAGGTGGACGGCAGTGATGGCGAGCGTTACGTGCTCCATCGCGCCGCGCTCACCAAGATGCCGGACCTGTTTCTTGGGTTGAACGACGCGCTTTATGGCGAGGTGGAATGGACGGCGTTCATCAAGACCGCGGCGGCGTTCACGGATGCGGATGCGTTCTACACGCAGAGCACCGGCCAGACCTGGTCGCAATCCGATTTCCCGACCGGTCATCAGGAAGCGCTTTGCACTGCGGCCTGGGGCGCGGTCACGGGTTGGACCACGGTTTACAGCGAGGACGGATTCCGCGTCACGCACGAGTTTGGTCTCACGCCGGTGAAACAGGGCAACGTGACGGTGGACATGAAAATCGCGAGCTATCGCGCCGCCGCGTTGTTCAAACCGCAAGGCCCGACCAGCGCGCAACTCTTGAGTGCGTTGCAGACGCAAGGCACGAGCAAAGGCATCGGCACGCGCCGCTCCACGAACGCGGCGGACTTCGTCATCACCGGCAGTGGCATCAGCGTCACGCTCAAGGGCACGAACTTGAACAAGGGCAACTTCATGTTCGGCGCGGTACCCAACCGCCACGGCGAGTGGGGCATGATCACCAGTCTCACCACGCCCGGCGACCGGCTCGTGCTGGCATAACCAATTTGAAATTGCCAAGCGCCAATCGAAAATGAACCCGGCCATTGCAACTCCTGAAAAATCGCCCAGCGGTGCTGCCGCCTTCGCTGAGGCGCGCGAGCTGCAGTGGACATGGAAGCCCGGCGCGATGTCCGACATGGCCGCGGCGATCTGTCGCCTCGCCATCGCGCGCGGGAGCACTGGCACGTTCAGCGCGAACGATCTGCCCACGCACCATGCGGAAGGCCACGGCGGACGCGGCATCGCCGGCTCGGTGTTCTGTCGCCTGGCAAAAGACGACGTCATCACGCCGGTTGGCGTGTTTATCGGCACGAGTTTTCAGCAACGGTTCGAGAAAAACGCCGGCGGCAATCGCGTTGGGGTTTGGCGTTTGAAATCCCTGGCCCGTGCGGAACGCCTGCTGGAACTGCACGCCGCGCAACCCAAGCACGTGGTCATCACGCAACCCGATCTATCTCCCATCTCCTAACTCCCAACTCCGAACTCCAAGCTTTATGAAAAACTCCGAAATCCAAACGTCGCTCGAAACCATCGGCAAATCCCTCGTCACCGCCGAGGCCGAAGCCAAGAAACTGGCGGACGCATTCCCAGCGCATGGCGCCGCGCAAGCGTTGCGCGGTCGCTGCCGCAGCGCGCTGGAGATGGCGGAAGCGGTCATTGATGCGCCGCCCGTTGAAGCTCCGGAAGCCGAGCCCGCCAAGAAGTAAACCCGGACCGCAAGGTCCATAAGCCCTAAGCCAGTAGTGAAGATTGAGTATCGCACCCCCGCCGGTTCAGGGTCTTACACGACCCTGGCCGAAGACGGCGCGACCAATGCGGCGGCCATCAGCGGCTTTCTGCCGAGCGTGGCCAAGCAACCGCAGGTCGCGCCTTTGGCGGGCGGAGCGAAACCCTTCGTGCAGAATCGCGGCAACGCGGCGTGGCAACTCGGTTTTGTGGTGGACCGCACGCACGCCTCGCCGGATGCGGCCGCGTTGTTCGTGGCCACGGAAGCCGCCACGCTCGGCGCGCCACTCACCAACTTCGATCTCAAAGTCACGATTGGCGCGCAGGTGCTTTACCTCGTGCGCTGCGTGCTGACCCAACTGCAACCCGCGCCCGTGTCCGACAAATCGTCCCTCATCCAATACGGCTTTGTCGGTTCGGATTGGACCGCCACCGCTCCTTGATCATTTATGAAACGCCCGATCTTAATCTTAATCTTAATCTTTTTCTTAATCTTAATCGTTGAGGTCGCGAGTGCCGCCACGGTGAAAGTGCCAACGCGCAACTTTACCAGCGAGCCGACCATTCGGCGGCGCGTCACGCTAACGCTGGCCGAACAAGGTCCGGTCACCGCGCCGCCCTGGTTGATCGCGGGCGACAGTGTGGCTGCGTTCACCGATACCAACGGCATCGCGTGGTTCAGCAACGTGCTCGCCGCGAATTACACTCTGGCCATTGCCGGCACACCGGGCCGCAGTTTCCCGATGAGCATCCCTGACACGAACGGCATCGTGGATGCGGCTGTGTTCGTGAACAGCACCAATGCCAACGCCAGCTACTACACCGCCGCCCAGGTGGACGCGCTGCTGACCGCCGCCGGCAATCTCACCACGAACATCGTCCAACAACTCACCACCGCCGGCGCTACCAACGCGCAGAACGCCGCCAACGCCACCAATCTTTACCCATCCGGCCCGCTCTCCGTGAACTTTAACGGCGGCACGCTGACCAGTGGCAACTCAACGATGAACGCTAGTGGATTCACCGTAAACAATGGAGGATCGCTCACACCGTCGGGATTCACCGGGGGCGGGTTAAACCTCACAAACGTGTCTGGGCTCGCCACTGGAGCGACGAACGCCGCAGGAAAAACCATTGCCACAACAGACGGCAACATTACCGGCACAGCCTCCGGCCTCGACGCCACCGGCCTTGCCTCGATTGATACCCGCCGCAAAAACTCGCTGGAGAGCGGCACGAACAACTATTTCGGAAACGGCAACTATCTTACCAACGGAAATGGAATGCCCGTCGGCTTTGGTCAATATTCTGCCCAGCACCAAAACCTAGGAAAGACTCCGCGATTACACTCGCTGATTTACAGCAATGCTCCGATTCGGATTTTGTTCATCGGTGACGACGCATTTCATCCTGAAGCCGCACTGTGTTCAGCCTTTACGAACGCTGGATATTCTTTCAATGGCTCCGCGCTATCTAGCACGCCTGTTGGCATCGGCAATTACTTGTATCAAACGGCAGTCGGGAGTTATGTCAGCCGTCCGGTTCAGGGCTTGGCTCAACAAGACTCGAACAGCGATCCACTGACTTCGTTCGGCATACTGCGCCTGGCTAACGGAGCGAGCGTCACAAACATTTCTGGGATTGTTAATGGTTGGGACACGACAACCATTCCCGGGATGTATTACGTCACCAACACGGGCGGCACGGTAGGAATTTACACCAACGCTTATGGCCAGCCGCCCGTCCTTTGCACAACGATTGACACCGCCGCTGGAACTGCTGGCTGGCGGCAAACCAACATCGCGTTACCCGCTCTGGTCAAAGACTGCGTTGTGTCTTATCGCTCCGTAGGGGACAACATTGTGCAAGGGTTTGGCCAGTGGAACACCAACCTCGGCGCTGGAATCCGGGTGGATGTTCGCACTGGTGGCAACATTGGTTTTGCTGACTTCACGGCCAATGCGGCGCTCAGTAATTACACTCGCGTGTTGCTCAGCGACTACGATGTGCTCGTGGTTAGTGATCTCGGCGCATCATTAGAAGGCACTAATCTATTCAACTTGATTCAGGCCAACAATCTCGACGTTGATGTTATCACCAGTAGTTTTGTGCAGCGGGACAATGGAGGCCAAGCGTCTCGGCGTGAGTCAATCGAGCTTGGAAGGCTCACTCCTTTTATTGTCGTGGATGCGGGCGCATTGATGACACCAACCAATCCGGCCACGCTAACGAAATTCTACGATGGCAACGAAAGCCATTTGAACCTTTACGGCCACACCTATTTTGGAAACTACATGGTGAACACGCTGCAATGGGGGCCTCAGTATTGGGCCACCTACGGAAGAAGTCGGCAGACAAACTACTTCTTTATCCCGGCGCAGGAACTTCGGAATGAAAGTGGGGCAGTGACGTTGACGCACATCTACAGCGTTTTCGGCACACCTTATCGAGCGTGGGGTTTGCGCGTGGCGGCTGGCACTTATGGCGCATCCTCAACTTTTCCATATCCAGGTTCTGTCTTGGGTGATTCCAAGCGGGTCTATGCGAGATTTCGTGTGTTGACGACAAACGCCGTTACCGCAAACACCGCTTTCCGTTTTTATTCTTATCCAACAGATGTCAACATCACCAACATTCAAGCTACGTGGTCTCTAAGTTCTGGCTCTGAAAGTGGGAACTTTACCTTGGGCAATTCTGGACAGACCAATTTTACTGCAACACCGTGGCAATCCGTTACGCCAGGATCACGCGGGCCGTGGAACGGCTGGATTACAATTGGGTTCGGATCCACCAGCAAAGCCTACGACTGTTTCGTGCTAGGCGTGGATTTACGCACTGACCCGCAAGACCGGATTGGATGGTGATATGACCACCGCCGCCACAGCTTTGGACGCCGTGTATGCCGAGATGGGCTATGCGCCCGACTGCCTTGCCCCGCTCACGCTGGAGCAGGTCAGCGCGTTAGCGGTGCAAAATGAATTGCGCCGGAACAACGGCAACGTATCCGAGACCGCCCGCAGCCTTGGCATCGGGCGGAACAAGGTGGCCGAACTGCGCGGTCGCTTCGTTGCAGCCATTCGCTCTATCGCTCCGCTCGCCGCGTTGTTTCTCATCTGTGCCTATCTGTGTCCATCTGTGGCTAACGCCGCCACGTTCAGCGCCCCGCCGGCAGACACCGTTCCTTCGCCAACTTCCGCGCTGCTCACCAAGGCGCTGCGTTCCACCTACAGCCCATCGCCCGTCGCGGCTCGCCAGTTGACCAACGGTCAGGTCACCTTGCTCTGGACTGCCGGCGAGGCCGCGCAGACCGTCGTGAACCTCAGCAACCAGACCACTACGGCCGTCGGGCTCGCGGACATCGCCACGATCAGGGGGCTACAAGTCGGCAGCACGAATACCTTTGTTGTTACGAACATCTCGGGCGCGAGCAACCTGGCCACCGGCGTTGCACAGCGCGGCACGAACCGGATCACCACACTCGGCACGATCACCATCTACGGCGCGGATCGTGTGCCCGGCAAAACCAACTGGCTGCTCACCAGCAGCAACCTCATCACCTGGGCGCGCAATGTGAACCTTGGCACGAACGCCGGGCGTTCCACGTTTCTGGTCACCAACGGGGCGACGTCCGCCGCGTACTATCAAACCCTGGCCGAATGAAACCCAAGTCAAAGATCGAAGTCGTGACGTTCCCCGCCAACGGCATCAAACCGAAAGCGCCATCGGCAGAGCTTCGCAGCGCCATCGGTCGCGTGTTGTTGGGCAAGTATGCGGCGCAGGACATTCTCGACGTGTGCGCCGCCGCGCAACTCCACGCCCACGCCATGGATGGCCAGCCCGTGATTTTCGCCAAGGAGACGTCGCCGGCCGGCGCTGTTGCTAATTCCCGCGCCGCCGCCGCCGTCCGCAAACCGCGCCCTAATCGCCAATGAACGACGGCTTTGAAGTACCAATCAGCTTTCTGCTCGATAAGAGCGGCGCTGTGGATGCGGATAAATTGCTCCAGCAAATCCGCACCCAGGTCAAAGGCGTCAGTGACGAGACCAAAGCTTACAATGAGTGGCTCGCCAAGAATGCCAAAGAGCTGGGGGCCGTCTCCACCGCGCAGGCCGAGGCTGCCGCCGAACTCGAACGGTATCAGGCCACGCTGGAAAAGATGCACCAGGCGCAGGTGTTGGAGACAGCGGAGAAAAAGAACGCTGTTAAGTGGACACAGAGCCATAAGGAAGGCACTGCAGATCTTTCCAAGACGTTGGATTCCCTAAAGGACAACGTCAAAAAATCCACTGAAGCTTCCGAGAAGGACACGGAAGCAACGGATAAATCTTTCGCGAGCAAGAAGCAACTGAAGGACATGCTCAAACAGTTGGGGCATGAATTCCCGTTGCTCGGTTCAATCGGTCGGCTGGCGCTCAATCCGATTGCCTTCGCCAGTGCTGGCATCGTCGCGGCGTTCACCATTTGGAAGACCCGCACTGATGAGCTGACCAGAAGTCTCGGGGGCGTGGCCTTGCCAAACATTGGCAAGGATCACCTCGACATGCTCGACGAGTATGCGAAGCGGTTTGGCCGGATCGTTGACGGGGTGGACAAAGCGAAAACCAAACTGAAGGAACTGCAAGACCAGATTGATGCCAACGCGGAATTTGCCAAAGCTCTCGGCATTGATGTTGGTACTGGGCCGGCCAAGGAAAAGGCTGATCTGGCGAGTCGGCTCGGCTCGGGATTGGTTGCCAGTGGTCAGGCCAAGATGCGGGACGGCAGCCCCATCAGCGCTAAAGAACTGGCCGACTTGAAAACTTTAGCCTCCGCTGCGGAAGAAGACACCGCTTCCCGTCAGTCGCGCATTGAGGACATTGATCAGTTGCGGGGCATGGCTTCATGGGATCCGCGCCGGTTGTTTTATGACAATCGCTTTCGGATGCGCTACGGCTACGGCACAAGTTACGACGAAGCTGTTGGGATCGAGCAGTCCGCCATTGCGTCAAACAACAACGTGAAGAACTACTACGGCGCGATGACGCAACGCGCCGCGCTGTTTGCCGTGGGCCAGTCGGAGGTAAAGGAAGGCCAGGACATCCTCGGCAACAACGTCGCCGCGCGTCGCTCCATCGGCAACCAGGATGCCGCCGCGTTCATGAAAGCGTTCGAAGCGGTTGACGTTGGCAATCTGGCAACCGTCGGACCAAAAATCACCGCCATGGCGCAAGCTTTGATTGCGATGGTCACGAGTGTAGAGAAAGCCAACCAGGAACTGGCGCGCAAACAAGCGGCCCAGAGTCGCAAACCCTGACCCATGGCCCTCGCGATCACATTGGAATACGACGGCGTGGAGCAATCCCTCGCGGATTGGGGCATCAGTCTGGACTCGGTCACTCTCGCCGAGCGCAATCTCGCCGCCAGTGTCCTCAGCTTCGTCCGCCTCGGAGATACCATCAGCACCGCCGCCACCTTTGCCTATCGTGGCAAGGTCATCCTCCGCGTGAATCGCGAGGGCAGCGGAACGACATGGGCGGATGGCGCGGGTGCGCGCGTGGATTTTATCGGGTACCGGCTGCTGCACCTCGTGCAATCCAGCGGGGAAAACTTCGGGGTGCAATATCAGTTCGCCAACGCCTGGCATTTTCTGGAGCAGACGCCCTACGTGCAGTTCTTCGTCTCGCGGGATACGGATGGCGAGGTGTTGTTCACCAAGCAAGTGCCCGAGCTGCTGCTGTTCCAGCGGCTGGATGGGTCCAACGCCATCGAAGCGCGCAACAGTGGCGAGCAGATCGAGGACATCCTCCAGTTCGTCCTGGATGCCTTTGCCGCCCAGAGCATGGCGCAACCGTTCATCATCGGGGACATTGATCCGGCGTTGGTGTTGCCCAGTTACCAGACGCGGCAGTTGATGTGCGAGGACGCCATCTTGAAATGCGTGGAGCTGTCGCCGGACGTGAACGTCTGGTTCGATTACAGCACGGACGTAAGCGGCGAGCCGACGCCCACGATCCATTTCCTGAGCCGCGGTTCGCAGACGGCGGTCGAACTGGCCTTGCACAACGGCACGGATCACAAATCCCTCGCCATCATGGCGCGGCCTGATCTCAAACCGCGCAGCGTCGTCGTCACCTACAAGATAACCGGCAGCGACAGCGGCGCGTTGTGGATCCAATACCTCACAGATAAATACGGCCCGAACGGCCAGAGCCACGCGAGCGATCCGGATTATGGACTGGATGTACTGACGCAGTTCATCGACTTGCAAGGAAGCCAGCGCACGGCATTTAACACCGCCGCGGTCAACGCCACTCATGCCACGGATGCCACCCGGATCGCTTGGTGGCAGGAAAAATCACCAAAACTGAAAAGCGATAAGATATCTGGCATCACCATTCCTACCGGAAGTGTCACGGTCAAGGATGGATCAGGTAGCGCAGTTAGTTTGACAACGTATCCCAATGAGGTCATTGGCGGCATCGCATCAGATGCGGTCGGAGTGAAGTTTGTGACGATCACCGCCAAGGTCAGTTACAATCTTTACGCCACCAGCACTGCGGCCACCGCAGCGACGGCATCGCTGGCCACCGTTAAAAAGGTTGATGAGGAAATTTCTATTCGCATTCAAGTCACTGATTCGGTCAGTAACAGCATTGAAGTCATCGGCGGGGAAACCGTGCCTGGCCTCGTCGAGATCGTGGACGGCGTTGGCACATTTTCCAACGGGCTGGCCAAACAGATTTGGGACACGCTCAATCGTGATCAGATCGAAGGCGAGGACGTGCGCGTGGCAGACGTGCCGAGCGGCGCGGTGACCTTTGCGAACAAATTGAACCTCACGGGCGGTCTGGCGGCCTGGGCCACGATGGCGGCTCAAATTCAAAGCATCACGCGGCATTACGGCACGGGCGAAGTCAGCGTGAGTTTTGGCCCGCCGAAACACAACAACGCGGACGCGCTCAACCAGCTGATCCAGTGGAGTCGCCCGCGCTTTGTGTGGTTCAATCCGGCGTTGCGCTCGTCTGGAAAGGCCGCTTCGAACAGCGGCGACACATCCAAAGAAAACACCGACCACGGCAGCGGCACTGAAAAAGTCAGTGGCGCAGTTTACGAGTATTGAATTATGGCCGGGAACTATGTCCATGCCCGCCTTGATGCGGAGAATCAGCAGATCATCATCAACGTGCTGGATGGCACTGGCGCGCGTGTGTCAGGTACCGCGCAGATCAAACTCCCGCTCGCCAGCCTCACCGGCACGAACAAAGACATGGAGCCGCGCGAGGTTCAATATCTCGACGCCGAGTGCAATCTAAAGCGCCGTTGGGTGCTCTGTACTGCTGAAGAAGACGTGTCATGAGCGGGCTATTCTCACCGTGTTATGATTGCTGCGGAAACCCAATCATCATCCGCCAGTGGGTCAGCCGCAACTACGCTCCGAGTGCTGCCTATCTGCAAAGCGATCCTGGAGCGCTGGTCTCTGATCAGGTGTTCGAACTGGACGGTATGGTTTATGTGGGAAAAAACAGCTACCGGGGCAGCATTCAAACCGGTGGGACTCCGTACCACATCACCAGCATCTCTGGTTATTCGCCGGGCTCAGGGCCGCAATTATCGGGCGGCGCGACGGAAGCTCCACCGGATGGCAATCTCTACACTTTTTTCTACACCTACCGCTTACGAGAGGCAAAGTTTGGCGGCGGCGAGAATTTCTTCCGCAACTGGATGCGGATTTACCATCCCGCTTTTGGGGTGTTGGGCTACTACAAGGCGCGAGGCGAGAGTTCCCCCTTTGGCAGCGAATACAACAAGTTCGATTTGCAGCGCGTCGAAATGATCGAGCCCGGCGTCGGCGGCTACGTGGACGTTGAGCCAGATGAACCTGCCACTCCTATCATTCCGCCAAACACTACGCGCACATTGGTCATCTTTTTTCCCGGCACCTTGCCTGAATTTGTCCCCGACTACATCAACGACCTTGAACCCATCATATTCCCATCATGAAAACCAAGCTTGTTACCCTCGTCGTCTGTCTCGCTGCCTGGCTGTCGGTTGCGGATGAACCCTACTACACCCGGCACACCAATGTGTTTGGGACCAACTTCATCGCCGGCACGAGCACCAACCTTTACACCGGCACGAACTATTGGGATGCCACGCGGTTTCGGAAGGCGGAGTTCACCGCTACTTTCAGTGGCGAATCCACGGAGTCAAACTGGATGTTTTTCGACTACGTCGGCGGGCCTGACACCACAAATTGGGATTACAGCACCGTTTACAGCGTGCCAGTGCAAGCGCAGGGGACCAACCGGGCTTTTGGGCAGGCAAAATTTGACTTGGAAACCATCGGTTATGTGAAGCTCTGGCAGACTCGGAATACCAACGCCATGAACCTCACCAACGTGGCCGCGCCGATCTATACCAAGACCGTGCCCCGCAACTGACCTCCCCATGCCGATTCTGGCAGAACATCGGCCCTACCAAGCCGCCTCAGAATGGCCATTTTGGGCGCTTTGTGCCGCCCTATTTGCCACCCGGGAAGATCGCGGCCTTGGGGACACCTTGGCCCGGACCTTGGGCGGTGGCCACACTGAAGCCTTCAAGCGGCATTCCGAGCTGGTTTTCGGCGTCTGGGAGACCCCCTGTGGGCACTGCGGCAAGGTCGCCGCCCTGAACGCCCTCTACCCCTATCCCGAGGCGTCCTAAGACCCCAAAGTGTACCAACCCCACTGTAAACTGTCCCAACTCGCGCCGGTTTTTACACTGCTGCCGTGGCTCTCGGTGTTTGAAAACATCCAACTCGCCGTGGATCAGGTGAATCCCAACTGGACGGCCGCCAAGC